CAGGATCTGCTCCTCGGAGAGCGTCTCGGCGTCCACTCCGCGCTCGATGTCGGCGGCGGCGGCTTCCAGGCGGGCAATCAGCCCCGCGTGCCGCGCCTTCCGCTCGTTGTAGGCGGCCTCCAGGGGAGCAATCACTGCATCAATGGCCTCGCGCTCGGCCTGAAGTATCGGTGCGGACGCCGCCCGTGCATATGCTACCCGCGCACGGGCTTCTTCCGCCTTGTGCTGTCGTAGAGCCACGCGCAGGGCAGCAGCCGCTTCGTCCTCGCTTGTGCCGAGTAGCTCGGCCAGTTCCGTTATCAGTGTCATCGTTATCTCCCTCCCGCAATCTACTTGAACGCCTTCTCCTTCAGTCGCATCCCGCACCGACAATGCACCGACTGAGAGGCGGGAAGAGCCGGGTCGCAGGGATACTTGCACTTGAAGCCGCCCACGGTGAACTTGGCATTGATGCCAACCGTCTGCCCGTCTGCGGCAAGGTGAGCAGGACGGGTTCGCTCGTCTTTCTGCGACACCCACACCTTCTCGTACTTATTCGGTTCGGCCCGAATGATAGCCTCCATCCGGCTTTGCGTCGCCATGTTGGCGACCCGGTTGACTTCGGTGCGTGCAATCGCCATCGCCCGCTGCTCGGCGGTGCGAAACGGGCCGATGGGTTGAAGCGTTTTGCGCCCCTGCGTTCGATACGCGGTGATCTCGGCGGCAATCTGCTCGAGCGGCTTCCCCGCCAGAATGCCGAGTTGCACGCGCTTGGTGATACCGGCGCGCAGGGCGTCGGTTAGGTCTTGAATAAGATCTGCGTGATAGAGATTGAGTTGCTCGAGCATCCGGGGGTCAAGGGCGAAGGCCAACGCCAAGCGCGGCCCGCCGACAGAGCCGAGTTCGCCGCCGATCTTCGCGGCTTCGAGAACGTCGATCTGCAGCCGGCTTTTCATCCTGCCGTCAAGAACCCGGATGGCGTTGTCGAGGCCTCGGCGAACTTCAGTCAGTTCGCGCCCCGTCGTCGCGTCGCTCGCATCCAGTATCGCCCGCTTCACGTCACGACGGGCATCCCGAAGCAAGCGGAGCAGGCCCTTCGCGGCCTGCTCCTCTCGCTTCAGGAGCCGTCGTTTCAGCAGGCCCCACTGTTGCTGCGTGCCTGCTTGTCTGGGCATGGTTTATGCCCCTTCGTACTCGAAGACGATCGCGCCAAGCGGCATAGCGAGGCCGTTGCCCACCTTCTCACGCACCACGAGCAGGGTTTCGCCTGCATCGAGGGTCATCTGATCAGCGGTGCCGCTGATGGGGATGTCCGTCGCCTCGCCCTTCTCGGCGTCCACGCCGTCGGTGAAGTCAATGTGAGCGACCTCGGTGCCGTCCGCGAGGGTGACGTTGAGGTTCATGCTGTTCGTGTCCGCGCCGGTCAGCTTGCTCTCCGGGACGTAAGCGATGCGCGTGACCCTGCAGCGAAACGGCGCGACGAAGATGCCGACTGCGCCGGTCGCGGTCGCGGCGGTGACAGCGGCAACGCCGCGCTGTTCGACGTAAGTTCCGGGAATGCCGTAAAGTGCTTTCATGATGTTCTCCTTCTATCGAAACGGGCCGCCCCCGAAGGGGCGGCAGCGTAGTAGCAGAGTGTTAGGCGTTGCCGCGAACGAAGGAGCGATGGTCCAGCGGGGCGACGCCGACAGCACCGCGCACCTTGTAGGTCACGGTGTCGCTGTTGAACATGGAGCCGACAGTCTCCATGTCCTGCACGAACACGTCGGGCACCTCGCGCCCGCCCAAGAAGCCAACGCCCAGGGTCGGGGCAGACGCCGGGTCAGCGACAAGCTCCCAACGAGTCGCGGTTGCGATGGGGTAGTCCACCTCGATTATCTCCAGACCCATGCGCTCCCGGATGAAGTTCGGCAGGTTGATCTCGGCGGCGACGGAGGTCAGCTTGTAGGTGCTGACAATCGCCTCCCAGACCGCCTCCTCCAGTTCCACGGAGTAGAGCAGGTACCTGGCGTTGTAGCCCTTGCGCCGCCCGGTCGTCGGGTCGGTGAACTTCTTCATCACGAGGCGCTGTGCCTTCAGGTTATCGGCGCTGAACGCCAGAGTGCCCAGGTTGCCGTGATCCGTCGCGTAGAGCGGAGTGGAGTCATACGCCATCAGCGGACCCACGCCCGCAGGCCCCTGGATAGCGCCGAAGACGGCATCATGCAGGGTCAGCGTCCAGGCGTTCGCGATGTCGCCGGGGATGCGGGCGATGACGCCGATGTCGTCGCGAAGCAGGGCCTCCCAAGTGATCACGAAGAGGTTACCATACTTGCTCGGGGTCATCGTCTGCTGCCGGTCCTCTTGGTAGGCGTTTACCTCCTGGTAGGGCGCACCCGGCTGCACGTTGTCGAGAACGCCGAGAGAGGTCAACTGCACGAACTTGTGAGAGTTCGTCAGGTCGCGGAGGCTCACGCGGTCGCTGATGAGCGCTCGCCAGTTGTTGCGGTTCGGGTCGGCGACAGCGGCGAGGAGGTGCCGATTCAGCGCATCGGCCCACGCAGCGGCGAAGGTCGTGTGCTCAATGCCCTCGTTCACGCGGTCGCTCAGTTCGCCGCCACCCCACGTGAACTCGCGGAGCGCGTTCTGGAAGGCCCGTTGCGGGCGAACCGCGAACTCGTGAGACTTGCTCGGGTCGAAGGCCAGCAGAGCCTCGCTGACGGTGTGGAACGCCTCCACCTTCCGCCCACCGACTTCGGCGAAGGGCTTGCGGTCAATCGCCGCTTGGAGGCGTGCCTTGTTCACGTCGAAACTTTCGATGACGCGATCGACGCGCCCCGAGCCGTTGGGGCTAACCGGGTTGCTCTTGCCGGCGAGGTCGCGAATCTTGGCGATCTCGGCGTCAATCTCGCTCGCCTCGAAGATCCGGCCCTCGAACTTCGCGCGAACGACGTACTGCTCGATGGGCGTCAGGCCCGCCAGCTTGGCCTCCAGAAGGGCGTTGCAGGACGCGGCCTGGACCTGCTCCCGCACCATCTCGCGGATGCTTTGGCTCAGGTCTTCAGAGGCCGGCTCCGGCTCCTCGGCCTTGCCGTCGCGCTTGGCGATGATGTCGTCGGCGAGGTCAGCGTTCGCCTCGCGAATTTCTTCGTCGGACACCCCCTCGCAAATGAGGGCAACGGTGCCGGGGGTCATCTCGGCCAGGAGTTCCCTGGTCAACTTTGCGATACGATCCTTCATGGTGTTCTCCTTTTCGGTGTCGAGTGCGCTTTCAGCCACACGGCCCCCGGCGGCTGGAAAGAGCACAATGTCGACGCTCGTCTCCTTGGACGGCAGAAGGGCTTCTACGTTGTAGGCGTAGTCGCCCGAAGTGGAGGGCGTCACGACGCCCCTCGCGCTGATAGACAAGCCCACCTTCTCGCCGCCGAACATCTGATGTGCGGCGAGGAGTTTCTCCATCAGCGGTTCCTCAGATGGCAGTATGTGCAGGTCGGCTTTGAGCGCCTGCGTGCCCTCGTCAAACGTGACTCCTCGATACTGCCCTACGAGGTTGCGAATGTCTTTGTTGTAGCGGTCGTGGTTGCAGGCGAACGCCATCGCGCCCTCGAAGACCTTCGGGCCGTCGCGGCGCAGCAGGTCCGCCGTATACATTCGGCTATTGGCACTACACCCGGCGCGAATCAACGTCACGCCGCGAAGGACGCGCTCCCCGTCACCCTCCTCCATCACCACACCGGCGGGGAGTTCGAGGGTTTCGAGTAGCACGGCTTCGTGCTTCGGTTTATGCTCCATCCGTATCCTCCTCTTCTTCGTCGTCGTCTGCGACGTTCAGACCGCCGGTGCCCGAATACGCGGCGGCGGCGCGAAGTTGCGCCTCGTCTTCAAGCGCCTTCTCGAAGTCATCGGCGGACGGCACAGGGAGGCCCGCCAGCGAGTAAAGCAAGGCGCGGGCGTCGGCCTCCAGAATGAGCGGGCGATCGCGGTCGAGTGCCGTCACCATCGCCAAGGTAAGCGCCTGAAGCGCGTTGGCCGTCTCGGTTTCATCGCGGGCGTCAAGTTCGGGGAGGATCACGTCGAACGACGTGTCCTGCACGCCCGGCAACTGCTTGCGATGCACCTTCTGGTCAATCGCGTAGCCGATCCACGCCCGCAGCATCGCCGCGATCTCGCGCTGGAACCGCTTGGCGCGGTTGATGCTGACGCTTCGGGCCTCGGCAGCGGTTGACCGAGTTGCGCCGCCCTCGTCGCTCAGTTCGTGCGGCGGCATGTTGACCGAGATGCCGATGATGCCTAGGAGGCTCTGCATCACGGTGTCGATGTTGCTTGCCTGCGACAGATCCGGCGAGAGCATGTTCCACTGTTCACGGTTCGAGTGAACAATGACGCCTCCCGGCACTGGTGGCGATTTCTGGAGTTCGTCAACCTTGGCTTCGACCTCTTCGTCGCCACCGTCAACGATACACTCCATGAAGTATCGCTGCTGAAGCACGAGGTTGCGCACTTGCCCGAACATGAAGTCGCCAACCTGCTTGCACCAGGAGCCGATGCGCTCGTAGATGCCGCGCCCGCGCCCCGACACGAAGCCGCCAGTCCTGTGGTAGAAGGCGTAACCGGCAACAATCATCGCGTCGCCGTACTTATCGAGTAGCCCCTGTATCTCCGGCAACACGGCCTTGCCGTCGTTCGGCAAGACGATCTGCTGCCCGAGCTCGTCGTTCACGGCGAACCGCTCCCGCTCGGCGGTCAGCGCCGGGTGGGGCGGGTAGTGGTTGCCCCACAGCGGCGACGGGTGCGGTATCACCCACAAGCGACGCTTGCCGGTCAAGTCGGGGCGTTCGATGAAGGCCAACGCCTTCTTCTTGTCGCCGCGCTTCCAAACGATGTCTTCGATGTCGTCAGGGTCGAGGTAGCCGAGCTTCACGTCGGCGTTGACCGGGTTCAGCGCGATCGGAATGAACAACTCGCCGAACGCCTGCAACTCCTTGGCGAAGCGCTCGAGGTTGCCTCCTAGGTCGTTGTCAGGGTCGCCGACGAAGCCGTCGATGACCTTCTGCACGTCGGAGTCGGCGGCTCTGAACGTCACGCCTGCGCCGATGACGCGGGCGACCAGGGCGTCCAGGATGCCGCCCCCTACCGGATCAACGAAGTACATCTGGCGGGCGATACGCCGCTGCTTCGCGCGTTCCGTTTCGGTGATGTCGTTCGGCTGCCTGGCGTCGCCGCCTGCGATGGCGGGTCGGTAGAGATGCCCGTCGTCATCACCCCACACGTCGGCGGCTTCGACCACGACCGTGCGGGCCCGGCTGCCGCCGCCGAACCACTCGGCTATTCGTTCGGTAAATCCCATATCGTTACTCCTAATCGTCGTTCTGGCGGCAGGTCGGTGACAGATGTGACACTTTGACAGCAAGTTCCGGTTATTCTCCATACGCGCGCGTGAAGGTTAACCGGATTTTGCTGTCAATGTGTCACATCTGTCACCGAACTACGTCAAGGCACCGCGACCGAACGTCCTCGGCCACCGATGCCGATGCGAGGCCGCGTCGTCGTTCTGGCGGCAGGGCGGTGACAGATGTGACACTTTGAAGGCAAACTCCGGTTAATCTCCATACGCGCGCGTGAAGGTTAACCGGACTTTGCTGTCAAAGTGTCACATCTGTCACGCATCTGCATCAAGGCACCGCGACCGAACGTCCTCGGCCACCGATGCCGATGCGAGGCCGCG